AATTAATTGTAGGTGCAAAATATAAATAAACATATATAACAAATATTTATGAAAGCAAAGAAGCAAAAAAAGTTAGTTGAGCTGTTTAATATAAAGCTCAAAAGCGTAGATAAGGACAGTGGAACTCTAGAGGCTATTTTCTCTACAGCAGATGAAGATAGACATGGTGACGTTGTTAAACAAGATTGGGATTTGAAAAGTTATAAGAAGAACCCAGTTATTATAGACAGTCACGATTACAACGATGCAACTAAAGTCGTAGGTAAAGCTATGAAAGTTGGTATGGATGAGAAAGGTAAAAACCTAACCGGTAAGATTAAATTTGCTGTAGATGAAAACCCAAGAGCAAAGATCATATTTGATCTATATGCAGGTGGATTCTTAAACGCATTTTCTGTTGGCTTTCTGCCAAAAGAATTTGATGATAAGGGTGTTATATTAAAATCAGAGTTGTTGGAAGTTAGCGTAGTTAGTATACCGGCTAACGCTAGGGCATTGGCAAAGAAGAAAGGTATAAACGTTGATTTATTAACCGAAACTAAAGATGGACAACCAAACAAGAATAATGATGACAATAAAAAGTCAGTCGCAAGGAAAAAAAGCAAGAAAAGCGACAATGGTAAAGGTAAACGGAAGAAAGTTAAAAAAGCAGATAAGGATGGAAAACCTGCCAGAAATGAAGTTGTCAAAAAAGAGTTTGAGCGTTGGGATGAAACCAACGAGTATGTAAGATATAAGGTTAGAGATATAGATGAATTTGGCACTCTCAGTCGTATAGTGCTAAAGACAGAGTTCCCTAAAATTGAAGCTACTGTAGGTACTTTGAAGCTAGGTGAGCCGGGTAAGGGTTACGTTCAAATGTTATTCTTTCCTAAAGCAGACGGTTGGACTACAGACGATACAAAGAAATGGTTGATGTCTAATAAGAATAAAAGTGTTGATGGCGCCGTGACTAATGAAGCTAAGGATGTTAAGGAAGCGGTTAGCACTATAGATAAGAAAGCAGGAAAGATGTTATTGATCAGATCGGCAGTTGAGATGACAATGGAAAAAAGAATTAATGGATTAAAGAGGATAGGCGATGCTATAAGTATTGTCAGCGAAGCAACTAGTGACCTGCAAGGTTCTAGTAGCGTAAGAAAAGCTGAAAGTATAAAACTCATCAACAGGTCGGTAAAGTCCTTATTAAAGTTAAAAGGAGAATAGACAATATGTTAGAGATAATGAAAATGATAAAACTTTTACTAGCTAAAGGTTTTGCAACTGCAGAGGAAAAGGCAGCTTTTGTAAAGTCAGTAGATGAGTTAGAAAAAGAAGAAGAAAAAGAGGCTCTAGCGGATGATGCCGCTAAAGTAGATGAATTACCTGAAGAAGATCCAAAGCCAAAGGAAGATGCTAAGGAAGATGAAGCAGAAGTTGCTAAGATGATTGGCAATATGTTAGAGGGTAAAGTTAAGGAGATTAAGGAATCAGTAGAGAATAGTATAGATAAGCACGTTAAAACTTTAGAGGCTAATGCTGAGAAGCGTATGTCACTTTACAATGACGCTGCTAAAACTAAGAGGGTTGGGATGAATGAGTATATCCGTAATATTTCTAAGGAAGTATTAGCAGGTAACGACATCAAGTTGAAAGAAATGACAACTGATGCTACTGGTAGTCCTTACGCTGGTTATACGGTTGATAGTGAGCTATCAGCAGAGGTACGTTCTATGATGACTGAATATGGTGTTGCTCGTAGAGAGTTTATGTCAATTCAACTATCTAAGAATAGTTATAAGCTAAATGAACTGGTAACAGACATTGTAGTTTATTGGGTAGATGAAGCTGGTGATATTTCATCCAACCAGGTTGTGTTAGGCCAAAACACATTAGAGTTAAAGAAATTGGCTGTCATAGTAAGTATGACTAACGAGTTGTTAGAAGATGAGGAAATTGATTTGTTTGATTTCGTTGCAAGACGAGTTGCACAAGCATTTTCACGTGAAGAAGATGAAGAATTTTTCACAGGAGATGGTACAGTATTTACAGGTATATTGGAGTTAAGCTCAACTGTAAACATTGTTACTATGTCAGGTAGTACTTTCGCAAGTATTACAGCAGATGACTTCCTAGATATGGTTGACGCTACACCAGAGGGAGCATTAGCAAACGGTAAGTTCTATATGAATAGAACTGTTATGTCATTAGTTAGAACATTAAAGACCACTACTAATGAGTATATTTACCAAAAGCCAAGCGAAAATGGTCCAGCAACATTATGGGGTTATCCTATAGTGTTCACAGAGGTTATGCCTAAGGCATCAGCTACGGCTGCAGCTACAGCGTTTGTAATCTTTGGTGACCTAAAGCAAGGTGCATTGTTTGGTTATAAAGGCGGATTAAGAGTTTCAAGATATGAAAGCGGTTCTGTAAGGAACGTAGCTGACAGTGCCGACTTGAACTTATTGATGTCAGACAGACAAGCTGTACGTTGGATTGAGAGAGTAGGTTGGGTTCAAATCATTACGACTTTGGACAAGCCAATCACAATCTTAAAGACTGCTGCTGCTTCAGCATAGATCTATTTAAGATTTATATAAAAAGGGCAGAAGTCCTGCCCTTTTCTATAAGCACTAAATATGAAAAAGTTTATCTACATAAACAAACAGACGGGGGAGAAAGTTAAGAGCAACAGGTATTTAAGTGACCGTGCCTTAAAGTTAGTAGCGTATAATGACGTGCCGGATAAGACTGTAGCAAAAAACACACAAATGAATAATCATTTAATATTACAAAAACATGGCAGCTAAAGGATATACAACATTAGCAAAAGTAAATCAATATACCGGCAAGAGCTTAATTCAGGCCGATGTAGCTGATTTAATATTAGCAGCAGAGAAATATATAGATAAGATAACTGGCCGTAACTTTGTAGCAGATAGTGCAGCTAGTGCAAAGCTGTTTGATGGTTGTGGCAGTGACTTAATACTGATTGATGACTGCATAGAAATAACGAAAGTAGAGAAAGGTAGTAATTCATGGGGTGATAGTTTCGCAGAAGTAGAGGCATTTGTTCAGGAAACTAATAATACTGGATACTTAAAACTACCAACCAATTATGAAGCAGATGGATACCCTATCAAGAAACTAGCATTAAGAAGTTCTACCTGGTTGGCAGGACATGCTAATCAAAGAATTACAGCTAAGTGGGGATATTCGGAATTAGTACCAGCAGATGTAAGTTTTGCGGCCACAGTAATGGTATCCGGTATGTATATGTATGGAGTGGGCGGAGCTATGGGTGGTGTTAAATCTGAAAAGATTGGTGAGTATAGTGTTTCATACGCAGATAAAGATGGCTGGGCAGACTTTAAGAAAGCTCAGGATATATTAAATAGCTATGTTAAGTTTCTAATATAATGGGAATTGAAAGATTTTTTACAAAAACATTTACAGTCAAGAGAGCTACATGGTCAGGTGAGAGTAGCGCTAATGTTACTGAGGGTACTTTTTTAGGACACATACAGCAATTAACAGCAGCACTAGCACAAAACCTTAATTTAGATCTAACACGATCGCTGAGAATATGGTGCGCAGTTGATGAAGATGTAAAGGCGGGAGATCAAATTACATACGATGGAAATTCATACTCTATACAGTCTATCAATACAAGGAACTATGATGACGCTAGTGGTAATCAACATTTAGAGATATTTGTAGAACAAGATGTAAACACATAATATGTCAAACCAATTCAACATACAGATAAAGGGAATAAAAGAATTTGAAGCAGCTATAAAGCGTAATCCGAGAGTTATCAAAGAAGCGTTGTCAGATTTCTTCACAGAGGCATTATCACTTTATAATAGGGGAATAATCAGACAGCCCTGGAGAGTTGGTAGCGGTGGCGGTGGTTCACCAGTAGCGACAGGACACATGAGGGATACACATGTAACAGAGATCAAGCCCTGGCAGGCAGCAATATTTCCAAGCCCAGAAGTTCCGTATGCAGTTTACGTTCATGGTAGAGATGGTGATAGTAGAGGTAGGCCCTGGATGACGTATGTATTTAATAAGAACAGACTGGCTGTAGCCAAACAACAAGATAAGATGCTTAAAGCAATAGTTAAAGATTTAGCAAAATGACACAGTCAATATACACAATACTAATAGCAAAGATTAAAGCCACGTTAGAGTCGGTTTCTAATATAAAACAGGTTAAGGTTGGTCCAACAAGTAAGCTAGACAACTTATACCCGGCAGCTATATTCGTACCTGATGATTTCGATAATGAGATGTTATCAACGGCTGAGGATTTTAGAACCTATGCGTTTAAGTTATGGACAGTTGTAAATGCCAATCAGATAAGCAAAGAAGATCTATATGAAACAGTAATGCCGGATCTAGTTGATGCAGTATTGGAACAGTTTGCTGATGATTGGAGCGTATCTGCTATTGATGGTCATAGAGTATGGATGACTATTACAGGTGGTAGGTGGATCTTATCAACTAGTAGTGCAGGAGAAGAAGCAGTTGCAGAGTTTAATATACAAATAAAATTAAGTACAAATATTAACTAAGAAATTATATGACAGAAATAATTGGAAGAAATTTAGAAGTTGGGGTATCCGTAGAAAACGTAAGGGGTACTTCACCAGCCGCAGCAGAAAAGTGGTTGAAATTAATTACAGCCGATCTAAAGTCTATGGTAGAACATGCACAAGACGGCAGTTCGCACAACAATTTGGCAGATAGCGACCAAAGACGTGTGACTAAGAAGTGGTTTCAAGGAAGCATTGATGGCATCATGCACTATGACGCTATTGGTTATTTTCTATACAACTTGTATGGAATAGTGAGTAGTAGTGAAGTGGGCGCTAGTGTTTATGATCACAGCTTTAGTTTAGAGAACGCTATACAACACACAGCTCTATCTCTTTATGTGAAAGATGGAAGTGTAAACCAAGTTGCCTTAGCAAATGGCATGGTAGGTACATTGGATTTAAGTTTCGCAACCGATGACTACTTAAAAGCAGTTATTGATTTAATGGCAGCATCAGAGGGATCTAATTCAGATACGCCTAGTTACGACACTGAATACGATGCTATCGGTAAAGACATAGTCGTTAAAATATCAGATACAGAGGGCGGCCTATCAGGTGCTGCTGCCACTAAAGTTAAATCAGGTAATATTAAGTTTGATGCCGGTTTAATAAATGATTTCGTATTGGGTAGTTATAACCCTGATGACATCTATAACGCTAAAATGGCCATTGAGGGCAGTTTAGAGTTAAATTACGCCGATGATACCTTTAAGGACTTGTTTGAGAGTGATGACGCTAAATACATGTCAATTACGATAACTGGCAGTCAAGACATTGGTACTATATACAATCCGACCATTACCATTATATTGAACAAAGTACAGATTACAGGTTGGGATAGATCGGGAGCAAATGATGACCTGGTTACAGAAACAATAGACTTTAAGGCTTTCTACAACGAAACTGATGGAGAGCAAAGTACATTAGTTTTAAGAAATCTAACAGAGGAATACTCCACAGCACCTAGCGCTTAAATTATATATATCCCTCGTTCTTTTGGGCGAGGGTTTAGATAATAAATATTAACTATACAATCATGGAAAGACCATTAAAAGAATTAAAACTGCCTTTATCAAAGGCAACACTACAAGTAGTTGAATATGTGACTAGGAGAGATATGTTAGAGCTAGTAAATGCTAGTGATGAAGAAAAGGATAAAGTAACATACGGATTAATAATCAAGAAGTTTAACGAAGAAGTTGATCCAGCTAAGATATATGAAGCCATACTAGACGTACCGTTCAAAGATTTTGCTATTGTTGACGATTACGCAGTTGCATTGTTACCGGGTGCAGAAGAAAAAAAAGATTAGACGATTTGTATTTTAAGGCCTTTATGGGTAAGGAAGTCGCCTTGACAGAGAAAATGCAGATCGTTGAAATATGCGAGTCAATGAATTGGACTTACCACGAATACATGGAACAACCAGCTTGGTTTATAAATACTTTACAATCCAGGTCGGCTAACGAAAATAAAGCTAATAGCTTAAAGAACAGAAAACATGGCAGACACTAGAACGCTACAAATATTACTAAAGTTAAAAGACGGTGCGTCACAACAGTTGTCTAAGTTTGGTTCTACTCTACAAAAGAATAAAAAGAGTTTTAATACTATGGCCACCGCAGGAGCAATAGGGTTTGCTGCGGTTGGACTTGGAGCTAGAAAAGCTATTAATAGTGCTAGTGATTTAGGCGAAAGTATAAACGCTGTTAACGTTGTTTTTGGTGAAGCATCAAAAGGAATACTAGAACTAGGAGAAGCAGCAGCACATACGGTTGGTTTGTCAATGAGAGATTTTAATAGTCTATCTGTTCAATTTAGTAATTTCGCCTTAACTGTAGCTGGTAAAGGTGGTGACGTTGTGCAAACTATGGCGGATTTAACTGGCAGAGCAGCAGATTTTGCATCAGTTATGAATATAGACGTAGCCCAGGCGGCTACGTTGTTTCAGTCGGGGCTTGCTGGGTCAACAGAGCCATTAAGAAGATATGGTATTGATCTATCAGCAGCCGCAGTTACGGCCCATGCACTAGCAGAGGGTATCGGTACTGTTGGAACTGAATTGTCAGAAGCAGAAAAGGTACAAGCTAGATATTCATTGTTAATGAAAAGTACATCTAAAACACAGGATGACTTTGCGAATACAAGTGATAGCATGGCTAATGCGCAGAGAATTATGGCCGCCGAAGTAGAGAATCTATCAGCCGCTATGGGTGACAGCTTAAAGCCTATCATAGAGGGAATACAAGCATCTTTATTACCGATAGTAACTAAAGTTGGTGAGTGGATAAAATTAAATCCCCAGCTAACAAAAACATTATTTATGGCAGCCGGTGCGGTTAGTGGAATAACACTAGCTGTTGGTTTGTTTGGTAAGGCATTGATATGGCTAAATGCAAACCCCATAATGGCATCTATATCTGCTATAGCAATACTTGTTACAGCTATTTCTGTATTAGTGGGAAAAATAAGACAAGCTAGAGGTGTAGCTGATGAAATGGGAGAGTCGGTTGATTCAACTGCAGATGATTTTATAAATGCGGCGATCAGTGCGGCTAGTTTTGAAGAAGCTGGTGTTGCTGCTATGACTGGAGTTGGAAGTAGTGCAAAGGACACAAAGAAAGAAATGGAAGATGTGTTAAAAGTAATTCAAGATCTAGGAAAGGAAATAGGTAATATTGAAGCAGAGAGAAATAGAAAGTTTATTAGCTTTAGAGAGCAAGAAGCTAAAGCAGTGGTTGATCAACAGGAACGTATAAAAGATCTAACCATAGAATTAAACGCTGAACTCGCTAAGGCTAACAAAGATAAAGACCAAAATACAATAAATAGTTTAAGGGATACTATCAAAAAAGAAGAAGCGGCGCTTAGATCTAAGAATCAAATAGTTGAATCGCTTGGAACTGAGATTACTAGAATAAATAATTTTAATAGATTGACTGAATTTGAGCAGACAATTTCTTTAATACAGAAAGAGAAGTTAGAGTTTATAAAACAATCGCAGGACAAACAAAAGGCAACAGAAGATGAAATAGCGATGCAGGAAGTTAAAAAGAACGAGCTACTTAAAAAGGAAAAAGAGATAACTGTTGGTATAAAATCAGAGTTAGACGGCAGAGATAACGCTGTTGCAGTTAGTGTTAATAGTCAAATTGGTGAAATGAATAAACTTATCATAAAGGTTAATGAAGTTAATTCTGCTATGAATAGCGCCAGGATAAACGTTAGTAGTGGTTTGCCAACATCAAACATAAGGGTTATGTCACCACAAGCGAGTAACAACGTAACAGTTAATGTTACTGGAAACAATATAAATAGCGATCAAGACCTAGAGATTGTTGGTAATAGAATTATGGATAGCCTACGTTTGAATACTAAATTATCTTTTTAGAGTATGATTTCTTTAACAATAAATACAGTTGAAAAGAGAGATGAGGTTATAAGAGAGAGTCTTGTAATAACTCAACAGTTAACGAATTTAGTTGACTCTGCAACGTTCAGTATAAGAAAGTATGGGAGCAGAAGCACGACACCAGCTTTCAACGATGACGTAATTATAAAAGATACAGCAGGAACTACGGTGTTTGCTGGTAAAATTATAAAGGTTACTGAAAGCGCAGAGAGTGGTGGTGGTGGCGTTTTGTATAGTGTCCAATGTGTTGATCACACATGGGAGATGGATAAATTACTGGTTAGTAAGACTTATGAGGGAGATACGATTGAGGAAATTATAGATGATATTATATCTACTTATGCGAGTGGATTTACTACAGTTAATGTAAGTTCCGGGTTTACTATAGATAAGATAGTGTTCAATCAAGTAAGTATAAGCAGCGCATTGAAAAGGTTGGCAAATATCATTGGGTATGACTGGTATGTAGATTATGACAAAGATGTTCATTTTTTTGCAAAGAGTACGGAGAGTAGTCCATTTAATTTAACGGATAATAGTAAGAATTATATATACAAGAGCTTGAAATTAATAGGAGATGGCAGCCAAGTTATTAACAAAGTAAAGGTTCGTGGTGGAGAATATGATGGTGATACATTTACAGATGACATAACAGTAAACGGTAACGACACGAAGTCATTTAACGTTCCGTATAGATTTAGTTCATTTACTGTACAACTTGACACTGGTGGCGGATTTGCAGCTCAAACAGTTGGTATAGATAATATAGATGACTTTAGTAGTTACGATGTACTTTATAACTATCAAGAAAAAACATTTAGATTTGAAACCGCCTTGACGGATGCAGATGTGGTTAGATTTAGTGGTAGTCCAAAAGTTCCCGTGTTGGCAGTAGGGCAGGATAGTGCCAGTATAGTTTTATATGGAACGATTGAAAAAATAATAAGAGATGACAGTATTGAGGATTTAGATGTTGCTAGAAAAAGGGCAGCCGCCGAATTACTTACCTATGCTAGTGAAGCTATAGACGGTGAGTTTGACACTTATGATATTGGATTGAGAGCTGGGCAAACAATAAACGTAAACAGTACACTAAAAGGTAAGAACGTTGACTTGATTATACAGACGCTAATACTAAGGATGCACGATCATGACAATTTCATTTATATAACCAGACTGATAAGTACAAAACGTTACGATTTCATATCACTGTTACAGAAGTTCCTAGAGCCTGATCCTAAACAAGCGGATGAGAATGAAGTATCGGAAGCGATATTTGCAATAGATGAAGAAGTGGTTATTACAGAAAATATAGAAGTTGTTACCCCGGAAGCAGACAATGCTACGGTTACAATAACTACAGATGAGCAGAATGATCCATTAGGAGCTGGTATAGAGCCAACATGGGTATTGGGAGAGTACTTTCCGACTAGCATTACAGATACTAAACGTCAAGGTAAATTAGATAGATCAATGAAACTTTATTAATATAAATATATGATAGAAAAAAAAGAAGTAAAAATAAGACAAAATATATTCGCTTTTAACTTAGCGGAAGATATTAAAGAGAATGACTTATCATTTAGAATGGTACGTATTTTGGCTCGTAAATATATACATAAGTACGACTTGATACAAGATGCCTTATATAAGCATTTGGTGCAAACAGGGGTCATTTTGGGCGTTCAGGCGAAGCACAACCTAGTACCTACAGTTGGTAGGAATGTATTAGCTAGACTTTTAGCTGGTGACGCTACTTACACAGGAGAGGTTACTCATGGCGCTTTAGGTAGTGCGGCCACTCCAGCATTTACAAATGCCAGTGCAACACTAACAACAGAAACTTATAGAAAGGCAGTTAGTAGTGCTAGTTATTCTGACAACATTGTATATATAGATTTATATATAGCATCCGGGGATGTAGCGGATGATACATACGAGGAATTTGGATACTTCATAGATGGTACTGGTGCAGCAGATAGTGGTCAGGCTTGGAGCTTATTAAAGACAGGTGGTTGGGTAAAAAGTGGTAGCCTGTTTGTGTCAGGGCAGTATACGATAACATAACCCCTATCGACAGCCTATTCTTTTAGATATACAATATAGATATAATTATTAAAATATCTATATGATAAAACAATGTGAATGGTGTAAAAAAGAGTTTAGCATTAGACCAGCTATAATAAAAAGAGGTCAGGGCAAGTATTGTTCAAAAAAGTGTTATGGTAGTGCTAATAAAACAAGCGTAATTGTAGAGTGTAGTGTATGTAAGAAAAAGTTTGAGATTGAACAAAGAAGATTAAAACTTGGTGGTAAGTATTGTTCAAGAAAATGTATGGGCATAGCAAATCTTGGTAAGCCTAGTGGAATGACTGGTAAAAAACAATCGGAATATCAAAAACAAAAAGCAAGAGAAATTATGCTAGGCAACCAATATTCTAAAGGGAATAAACCCAACTCAACATCTTTCAAAAAAGGACACAAGACTTGGAATAAAGGAATACCATTCTCAAAAGAAGTAAGAGCTAAGATGAGTGCCAGTAAACAGAATGGGAAAAATGCTAGATGGAAAGGAGATAAAGCAAAATACGGGACTATACATGATTGGGTTAGAACTAGAAAGGGTAGAGCTAGAGAGCATTTATGCGAGATATGTAACAAAAAACAGGCTATGGATTGGTCAAATAAAGACCATAAATATAAAAGAGATTTGAATGACTGGCAGTCGCTATGCCGCAAATGTCATTATAAATATGATAAAGATAATAAATTAAAATAATCAGCGGACAATATACAATAACTTAATTATATGAGTGATACAACAAGACCAAAAGTAGGCGGAGATAAACTCGATGCCGATGAAATAAATCAAGACTTACCGGTACAAGGTACTGGTGGTGAAACAATAACTGGTGCAACACTACCGGTTGCTGTTTATGTTAAAAATGCAGACGGTGAACTTTATGCTTGCGATGCTGATGACGCAGACGCTTTAGATTTTATAGGTTTTGTAGTTAATGATACTACCAATGGAAATCCAGCAACGCTACAAAAAGACGGTGTAGTTATTGGTTTTACTGGCCTAACAATTGGTTCTATATATTATGTACAAGATGACAAAACAATTGGCGTTACACCTGGTACAAATAAAGTTGTAGTTGGTAGAGCTATTAGCGCTACGCAGATATTAATAAACGTAAGTTTAACAGATATTAGTAAGATCTTTGATCCTACGAACTCTGCTTATTTAGTATTGCAAATTCCGCCTATTCCAACAACTGATAATTTTGTAAACATAGGAGGAAATACCCCCGTAGCAAAAGGTGGTTATATGAGCTTAGATGATACAGGTGGTTCAAGAGGTTATGCTATATTTAATTTACCAAGAGAATTGGCAGGAGGAATAGGTTCATTACAATTTGATGCTACTAAAACTATATACATTGCTGCAAGGGTTGCCTTTAGTGATGAGGCCGGTGGTGGGTTTGGTTTTGTAGCAGCGACTAATGATGTCGAGGTAGCTGCGGTAGGTAATTCTGTTGTTTTTTCAGTCGGTGATAGTAGCAAGTTATATGCAAAATCATCAGACACGTCAACAGCAGAATCAAATGAAATTACCGGTATTAGTCTGAACGACTTTC